GCCCCATCGACCCCATCGACCCCATCGGCCCCGGCGTGGCCGTGGTTGCCGTCCTGGCCGTTGATGCCGTCGCGACCGTTCTGGCCGTTGATGCCGTCCTTGCCGTCGGCGCCGTCCTGAGTGACATCGGCCGCGGCCCCTGCCAAACAATGAACCACGAGGTTCGCTACCCCGGCGTCCCCAGCCGGTCCACGAGTGCCGTCGGGGAGGATGTAATGGGAGGTCACGCCGCCCCAATATCCCGCCACGCGCATCTCCTCGATGTCGTCGTAAGTCCACAGCCCGAAAATCGCGAGCATGTATTGCATATCGTCGTCCTCCTCGGTGCCGGTGGCTACCGTTGTCATGTCGATGCCCGTCGCGATGTCCGCTGGGGTGCATAGTGGCTCGAAGTGCATCGTGTCGCCGATGGCCCAGCCGAGCCAGCGCCAAACCTTGGCGCCGTTGTTAGTCCGAATGTCGGTCACCGCGACTACCTGCGCCTCGGTGATCTGGAAACGCGGATCGGTCCCGAAGCCGGGATAGATGCGCGTTCTGAGATGGGGGTTCCGGTCGGTGCCGGGATGGTCTGGCGAGCCGGGGTTGTCGCCGCCGTAGTCGAGGTCGATGGCCCCGCCGTAGGAGTGCCACGACCATATCTGAGTCCCCGAGATATAGCGCTTGTTATAGCTGCCCGTCCAGTCCGTCGGGTTCTCGTAGCCGGTCGCGATGAGCGCCTGCCGCATTGCCCTAACCGCGGGCGCCCAAAAGTCCTGCACTCGAACACCGCGCCCGAGGAGGTCTACCCAAACCATCGAATGCGTATGTCCGAGATACGGCGTCCAGAGGAGCCGACGAACGCTAGCGAGTTCCGCCATTAGGTTTTGTCGCCCTCCTCGTCGTTGGAGACGAGCGAGACGACGGGGGCCACGTCGCCCTCGTCGTCGGGTTGCTCCGCTTTGATCTGTTCGATTGTTGCCTCGGCGATGATCGCACGAGCTTTCCACTCGGCCGCCTCAATCGCCTTCTGAGCGACTTGTCGCCCGAGGTCTTCGATCATAAGTTGGATCGGTTCCATGGGTCCGCACCTCCGTTGTCCTTCGTTTACCTGCGACCCATTTCTACCCCGTTTGGTCGGGAGGGTCTGTCTTGTCTATGGTGTACGTTGGCAACCCTAGGGGACATGGCCTTAAACGCCCCTGAGACGAACAGAATGGCCCCTCCTGGCGACCGCGACCCCCCTCGGGCGTACCGACTCAACCCCTGTTTAGCAATTCTCTCAGAGCATCCTCGACGGCCTGAAGTCTGGCGTCGAGATCGTGCTCGCGGTCGTCTGAGCGGTTCGCCTTCGCCGCGAGGACGGCCAAAACGGCGAGCGTCTGCACGTTGTCTGGCTCGGGTACGTCGTCAGAATTGAACGGCACGTGTCGCCCTCGGTAATCCTCGCCGGTCGGAGACTCGACCTCGGGGACGATGCCGTTCTTGTCGGGCGATTGCGGTCGGCCGTCCAGCGCCGAACCGTCTTTGCCCACGTAGGTCGCGAGCCTGTAATCCTCTTCCGCGAGGTCGTCTGCGATGAGACCGATGAACCACTCTTGATCGTCGTCGCGCCAGAAGGTCGCGGGCTTGATTTCCATGTCCGCGAGCATGGCCTGTTTGTTGTAGTCGATGTGTTTCTTGAACTTCCGCGCCGAGGTAGATCGGAGTATGTAGTAGGTCGAGCCAGCCGCGACGGCCGTGTGCATGTTCGAGGCCACGCCGGTCGTCGTCGGAATGTGGTAATAGAAGCCGTCCGTAATGAGCGCCGCGGTGCTGCCCGCTCGGATACCGCCCGCCACTGCCCAATCGTTGCCGTCGAGGTTAGCGAGTATCGTGCCCGAGGTGCCGATGAACTCGTGATAGCCGTCGTTGTCGTCGTCTCGGATACGGAAGCGGACGAGGCCGCTCTCGGTAACTCGGAAGTCGTCCCCGGCGTCGTCTATGATCCAGTTATCTACCCCGTTAAAGTCGATCTGACTCACGTTGACGATGGCCTTCGCATTCATGTTCAAGTTGACGCCCGTAAGCGTGAGGTTCACCGTATCGAGTTGCATCTCGGTCGTGTAGGCCGAACCATTGAACGAACGCCACTGCCAGAACGCCGACGAGTCGAAGGTCATATAGCTAGGTGAATCGGTCGCGTGCTGGTAGCCGAAGTGGATATTGCCGCCCTTTGCGGTGACGAACGTAGCCGCCGACCTTGCCGCTGTAGCCGGGCCGACCTCTAGGAAGTTGACGCCCGCCGTGGGGGTGCCGATTACTACGTCCTTCGTCGTCTGAATCTCGTTTAGCGAATGGTCGAACTGAAGCCACTTGGCCCATGACGGCGCCGAAGAGTCGTGGTAGTAGAATATGAGGTCGCCCGCGTTGGGGCTTAGCCCGCGGTGGTGCATCTGCCACGCGTCGTTTACGTGCGCCGAGCCGCCGTCTGCGTTGACGAGGTGGAGCACGGCCATGCCTCCGATGCTGGAATCTGTGCCCCTGATATGTAGGCCGTAGTCGTTCATCGAGCCGGTCGTTTTCACCTCGCCCGCTGAGGTGATTTCCGCCGTTACGCTAGCGTTGTAGATGAACCGGAACGAGTCTTGATAGCGGTCAAGAAACATCGAGGTTGTGAATGCCCCGGCGCCTTGAAACACGACTTGCCCGCCCTCGTTCGTCGGACCTTCCGCTAGCAAGTTCAAGCCGAGGAGCGACTGCTGCGCCGTGCCGTCCACCGAGCCATCGACCCTTAGGAAGTCGCCGCCGCCCACACGCGCTAGGGACTGTTTGAGCCGACGTATCTCGCGCTCGTGATCTTCGAGGATGTCTACAAGGTCTCTGTTTCTACGTGTCATACGAAATCAACCGCCATTCGTTCTTGTCCGTCGTTCGCCACTGTCACTTTCCGCGCCCGAATCCTGTAGGGTCCGGTCTGCTGCCCGAGGCCCGCGTCGTAGGTGTAGGTCACGATGTCGCCCACGTTGTAGTCCTCGACGCCCGCCCCGGCGACTGGTATCATGTCCGGCCCCGGCACAAAGAACGCCGTCGCTCGGCCGTCTAGGTGGCCCTGCGTAGCGTCGTCCAGAGTCGCCGAGTCGGGGCCGCCGTCAACCGACACGGCCGTAGCCACGCGCCCGAACGCCGCCCGTAGTCCGGTGTTGCTTTTCGTCGTGGTTAGCACCGTGTCGCCGCCCGTGGTGGTTCCGAAGACCTCGGACGCCACGACGCCGGGGGCCACGGTGAACCGTATGCCGGGAGCCACCACGCCGAGTTCGAGGAAGACCGTTGAGGTCTTGTCGCTGCCCCGAGCCGCCGCGAGTTTGAGTTCCCCGTCGGTCGGGTCTACCCACCAGTCGAATCCGTTGTCGGTGCCCGAGAGGTCTTGTAGCACCTCGTAGACCGGGCGCGGTTCCTCGTCGCCGGGGATGGCGAGCGAGCGCGTAGTCCCCGAGGTGCCGATGGCCGAAGTGTCGATGCCGAAGTCCCCGTAGGTCTGAGCCTGCCAGTCGTCCAGCACGTCGGTCGCGATCGTGTACTGATCCACTGCCGCCCACGTCTTCGCCGTCTCAACCATCATGTAGGCCGAGTAGAACTCTGCGCCACGCGCCGAGGCCGTGAGTAGGCCGCCCTTGATCTCGCCGCCCACGACTGGCCCCTTGAATATGAGCACCGAGTCGCGGTAAACCCATATCTCTAGAGGCTGCGCGAGGAGGTCTCGAAAGCTCGTTTTGATGTCGTCCTGAATCGAGTCAACATCGACATTGAATAGCCCCACGGGGGCCTCGTTCAGAATGTCGGTGAACTCGACGGAGGCCTCAAGCGGGCCTAGCTCAGTTAGGGTCGGGGGAGCGCCGGACTGCTGCGTTCGCTGCACCGCGACCACGTTGTACGTTGCCACGTTAAAGCTCCAGTGCTATGACTTTGAAAAACGAGTCGCTGCCCATGAGGAGGCTTCCGCCTCCGGTGTAGTACGTGTGGAGATGGAGCGTATCGAGGTTGTCAGTCGCCAGGTAGATCGCCTGAATCTGTACGATGGTGCTATCGCCTATGATCGGTGGCTTACGCACGATGGCGAGTACCCCGCCGTCCTCGCTGCTAAGCTCGATCTGCCGGAAGCCCGACGAGTTCGCGCCGAAGATCACTTGCCCGTAGAGGAGGTAAAGACCGGCGCCCTTCGGGTTGACGTGCGCCGTGCCCGCGCCGGGGGGAGCCGGTATCGTAGGCCCGCCGCCCCAATCGTTTCGGTCCATAATCTGTATCGCCAATTCCTGAAGCAAGCCCGAGGTGCCGGTGCCGGTGAACCCTCCCGTCCTCAAGAAAGTGCCCTGCACCTTGTTGCGCTTGCCGGTTAGTTGGCTGTTGCTTTCGCTTTCGGTGTAGTGCTCGGCGTTGTGATTGTGTCCAGCGGTCGCCAGCCCCGCGGCCGAGGTGCCGTCGAGGAGGTCAGCGTCGAGGCCCGAGCCTGGCCCATCGACCGCGTTGATCTGGTTCCGCAAAGTAACCGCGCTCGGGTTGACCTCGGCGCCCGCTTCTATGCCGTCGAGCTTCGACTTGTCGGCCGAGTCTAGGAACCCCGCCGCGCTCGGAGTGGCCTCGGGGTGGCCCACTGTGTCGCCCTCGTGGGCAATGGGCGCGTAGTCCCCGGCGTGCGCGTGGCCCGCCGTGGAAAAGTAAGCCGAGGTGTGCCCGTCGAGAGTCGCGGCATCGACCACTAGCTGGCTCTGTGCCCGCTCGTCTACGATGGTCGTTGCTGCGATGTCGGGCGCGCCTGCGGGGATGGTCACGGTCGCGAGTAGCGCGTAAGCGTTCCACCCTGCGTCCGCGCCGGGAGCGAGTGGGGTGACGGCGGGGGTTCCCGTCCGGTACCCGAGCCGCGCCAAAGAGCGAGCGTTTGAGTCGTAGATATTGTCCTCGACAACGAGGTAAACCTCATCCTTACGAGGTAGCGAAGGGTCGGCCGAGTCTAGCAACACGTTCACCCGCGCCGCCAGTCGCACCACGTACTTGCCCTGCCCCTCAGCGTCCCCAGGAACTAGGTAGTAGTCGGTCCTCGCGCCCGGCGAGCCGATAGCGAGATTCATGGTGTCCACGAGTCCCTCGGTGGGGGCGAAGGCCAACGGTTCAAGTACCCACCCTTGCGTTGTGAACTCGTGCGAGAGACGATCCTCCTCGGCCGTGAGGTCGGTTACCGGCGTGCCTGCTGAGTCCGTGCGCGCGTTCATAGAGCGCACGGCGAACGTCGCATCGAAGTATGTAGTGGTTGCCATGGCGTTAGCCTCCCGCTCCTAGGTAGGTGAGTTTCAAGTACGTATTTTGGGCGCCGCCGATGTTCCCGAGGTTGATTCCCGAGTCTTGGTAGCAAAACATCTGGACATATTGCGCGCCGTTCATGTAGACGACCGTAGAAGCGTTGACGATGGTGGACTCGGAAGCGCTGATAGGCACCTCGCGGCCGAAAGCTATCGTGCCGTCGCCGCTATGAAAGAGCCGGACTTGCCGTATGGTGCCCGCTGAGCTTGCCTGCCAAACCATCTGCGCTTCGACAAGGTAGAACCCTGCCGCGCCGTCCGTTATGTAGCTGTTCGGGTTTGTGTGCCCCTCCCAATCCTCCCGGTATGCGAACGAGAGTAGCTGCTGCCCCTCGAATCCGCTCGGGTGTAGCTGTGTGTTCGTCCGGTAGACGTGTATCTGAAGCGTCTTGTCCGACTTGAGTAGGAGTTTAGCGTTCATCTCAGACTCGGTGTAATACGTGCCGTCGTGCAACAGTCCAGACGCCGCGAAAGCCGAACCCTGCTGGCCGTCGAGGAGATCGGCGTTCAAGCCTGAGCCTGAGCCGTCCACGGTCTTGATTAGGGTCAGCACCTCGGCGCCGCTGAGGTTGACCTCGGCGCCAGTGTCGAGCGCGTTTAGCTTCGACTTGTCGGCTGCGCTTTCCATGCCATCGACCGAGCCGGTAGCGTTGGGGTGGCCTGCGCCGTCGGTGACGTGCGGCAGTCCCGCATAGATGGCGTCGTGGTCGTGGTCAGAAACGGCGAAGGCCGAGGCTGCCATACCGCCCAGAGTAGGCGCGTCGACGTTCGACTGCGACCTAAGGCGCGAGTCGGTTACGAACGACTCAGAGATGTCAGCCGCACTAGCGGGCACGAGCACGGACGCGATGAGCGCGTACGCCAGCCAACCCGAGTCGGGGCCGGGCGAGATCGGTGACGCGTTCGGGTCGCCCTTCCGCACGGCGATGCGCGGGATAACAAGCCCCGAGGCATCGTAGGCGTTGTCCATGACGAGTAGGTAGACCTCATCTATGCGCGGGTTGCTCAAGTCAGCCGCCGCGAGCGTTACCGTCTCGTCGGCCTGGTCAAGCCGAACCACGTAGTTACCCTGCCCGATGCCGGTACCTTCGACCACGTAGTAGTCGGTCTCGGTCGTGCCCGAGCCGATGATGAGATCGAACCCCGTCGAGGGGGTCGGCTCGAAGGCCTCGGCTGGAGAGATGTAGCCCTCGCTCACAAAGATGTTTGCGAACCGATCCTCTTCTGCCGTTATGTCTATTACGGGGTCGCCCGCCGCGTCAGTGCGCGCGCCAATCGAGCGCACGCCCATCGTTGTATCTGTGAAACCGCTCATAGCTTAATCATCTCCAGCCAAGTCGTCGTAGGGTCTACGTTCAATCCGCCCGCCCCTGCGTCGTGGTAGGCGCGCATCCACACGTGTTCGCTGCCATTGAAGTAGGCGACGGTGGAAACCTGCACCACTACCACGTCGCTGCCGCCAACTTCGCCCACGCGGCCGAAGGCTATCTCGCCTATGCCGCTGTGATAGAGTTCGAGATGGCGAATCTCCCCGCCAGCGTCGGCCTGATACTGCACTTGCCCGAGGACGAAGTAGTAGCCTGGCCCGTCGTCCAAGATGTAAGCGAGCGAGCCTGAATGCCCGCCCCAATCATCGACTAGCTCGGTCTGTAGAAACAAGTCCGTTACCGAAACGTCGCCAATAGACTGCACGACGTTCTTAGTCACGCGCACGCGCTCGGTAGCGTCGGCTTTGGCTAGCATCTTCGCGGTTTGCTCGGCCTCGGTGTAGTAGCGGGAGTTGTGATTGTGCCCCGACAGCCCATAGCTCGCTAGATGCAAGTTGTCAAGTAGGTCGGCGTCGAGTCCCGAGCCTGCGCCATCGACCGTTTTGAGGGTCACGAGTAGCTCGGCGTTCGTCTCGTTGACATCGGCCGAGGCCTCTACGCCGTCGAGCTTGCCCTTGTCCGCTGCCGACATGAAGCCGGGAACCGAGGCCGTGGCGTTCGGGTGCTCGTCGTCGGTGTTGACGTGCGCGAGGGGTGCGTAGTCGGCCGCGTGAAGATGCCCGTCGGCCGAGAAGTCGGTCGAGTCGTTCCCTTCGAGCGTCGGGGCGTCCACGATTAGCTGGCTAGCCGTCCGCCCGTCGGTGATCGTGCATGCCAAGATGTCCGCGGCCAAAGCCGGAACGTCGATGGTGGCGAGAAGCTCGTAAGCGTCCCATGCCGCGTCTGGTCCCGGCACCGAGGGGGAGGCCGCCGCCACGCCGCCACGAACCGATAGCCGCGGTAGCGACTTCGCGCCTGAGTCATAATCGTTGTCCACGACCACGAGGTAAATCTCATCCTTGCGCGGGTCGCTAGCGTCGGCCGCTGCAATCGTGAGCACGTCCCCGGCCTGATCTAGCCGGACGATGTATGTGCCCTGCCCGACCTCGCCTGAGAGCGCGTACACGTCCACGTCGGTCGTCCCGCTGCCCACGTCCACGTCCCAAACGGTCGCGGCGGTGACCTCGAACGCGTCTGTCGGACTCACGTAGCCCGGCCCGATGTCGGCCGACTCGAAGCGGTCCTCCTCGCCCGTGAGGTCGGGGGACACGTCGCCGCCAGCGTTGTCGGTCCTGAGGCCGAGGGCGCGTGCGCTGTAGGTTCCGTCGTAGTATGTCGTGGATGCCATGGTGATCTCCTAGAGGCTCGTATCGCGGAAGGTCAGCGAGGCCGCGGCGTCTGTGCCGGTGCCGCTGATCTCGAATCGAATGTCGTTAGCGCCGGGGATGATGGCGAACGGCGAGCGGGGCAAGTCCCAATCTCCGTAGCGGTTCGTCCCCTCCAAGTTGATGTACGGATCGCCGCCCGGTTCCACGGCCACGATGCGCCGCATGTTGGCGGTGAAGATGTCGCCGGGGTTTAGGTCGGTGGTGAATGTGAACTCTGCTAGCTGCCCGGTCGTGAGGTTCGTTAGGGTCGCCGTAAGGGTCGTGCCCGAGCCGGGCGCGAAAACCAGAATGTTCGGGTAGGCGTCGATGTTGCCCGCGTTGACGACCGTAGTATCTCCGCTCGCCCCACCGACGAAATCGATGCCGTAATCGAAGTCGTACTCGGCCCCGCCGCCGCCGCCAGCGTCGAACATAGGGATAGCGTGCACGTGCTGCGCGCCGTAGAGCCGGGGGTCGGCCAGCTTGAGCCGGATCGCGACCATGCGCTTGAACTTGTGGACGGGGTTGCGGGTGAAGGCGCGCCCGATAGGCCGAGCGTACACGAACCGCTCGCCGGTCTCTGGCTCGGTGAGGTATAGCTCAGTCGGGGTCGCCGTCGGCTGGAAGGTATCCATGATGAGCTTGAAATCTGTCTCGGTTTTCGAGTTGAGTTGGAGCACGACATCGCGGGAGTTGACCGTGTGCAATCCCGGCACGTCGCCCCAGCCACGGGGGATAGCCGAGTCGCCACTCTGCACGTCGAAATCTTCGAAGCCAGTAATAACCTCGATGCCGATGTTAGTTCCGAGGCCGAATGTCACACCTCGATAGCTCATCTGGTAGTTTAGCGCCATAGCCTAGAGTCCTCTCTTTGTCAATTCCCAGCCGATCTCGCGGGCGATTCCCGCGGGGTCGTTCTGAGGTGCGTTCAAGTTGATCGTGGTTCCGCCGCCGCCCTCTTCGCCAGGAGCGAGCGGAGACACGGCCGAGCCTGCCGGGAGCGAGACGACCTCGGGGAGTCCCCGGTCGCCCACGGTGAAGGTACCCGAGAGGTCGCTACCGCCGAAACCTAGCTTGCCGATCTCAGCCATCTTCGGGATGTTGACGCCGGGAATCTTGTTGAGGAGGCCGCTGCCCTGGTTCACCTTCCGAATTAGGAAGTTGAGCTTGTCGATAACGTAGTTCACCATCGACCGGAAACCGGACTTTACGCCCTCGATCATGCCGTCCCATATTGCGCCCACGCCGTCGGCCGCGCTCTGGATGCCGTCCCCTAGCGCGTCCTGAATGTTGCCCACGTAGCCCTCGATCGCTTCGAGCATATTGGTGAAGACGCCCACGACGAAATCGTAGATCGCGTCCCACACGCCGGTTACAATTCCCTTGATCGCGTCCCACGCGCCGGACCAGTCCCCGGTGAAGACTGCGAGCCAGAAGGCCATCGTGCCCGCGATGACTTCCCACGCCACCTTGATTATGAGCTTGATCGACTCCCAAACGGTTTTGAGGGTCATCTCGATGGCGGGCCAAAACACGTCCCACAGAATCGCGAGGGTGGTTAGGGCAACGCCGATGATCTCCATTACGCGATCGAAAACGAACCCGATGATCTCGCTGATCTTGGGCCAGTTCTCTTCCCACCACGCGACAAGCTCGGCGGTCATCTCAGTCATAAATCCGATGAAGTCTTCCCAGAGCGGAACGATGAAATCTACGATGTCCTCGACTACCTTCATTACGAGGTCTTTGCCCGCATTGAAAGTGCGCTCGATCTGGCCCCAATGGTCTTTGAAAAAGTCCATAACCTGGCCGAAGGCTGCCATGATCTCGTCGCGGAACGTCCAGCCGATGAAGATGACGGCCGCAATGGCTGCCACGATTAGGACGATCCACCCGATGGTAACGGCCCCGGCGACTGCCGCTGCAAGCTCGGCCGCGGCCACCGCGCTCCAGAGCGAGGCCAGCGGGGCGAGCATGAGACTGAGGAGGCCGATGCCGCTCGCTGCGACCTTCAGCGCGAAGCCGATGGCGAGGAGCGACGGGCCGAGCGCGGCCAGCCCACCTATCAGTTTGAGGATGTTGAGCTTCTGCTCGTCGGTACTCTCTTTGAACGTGGTCGCGAACTCGTCAAACTGCTCTTTGAATTGGGGGAGGTACGGCGCCAGCATGTTGATAAGCTCGATGCCGATTTCAGCGCCGAAGTTCTTGACAGTCGCGAGCGCTTGTGCTAGCTGGAACGAGGCCGTCTCTTCGACCACGGCGAACGCGTCATCTAGCGCCCCCTCAGAGTTCGCGATAGTGTCGGCGATTCCCTCCATGTCGGTACCGAGGAGAATCTGCGCCGCGATGATCGCCGACTTTTCAGGGAACATCGCTTTGATCCATTCCTCATCGGACATGCCCATCTCGCCGAAGGCCGCTTGCAAGTCTTTGAGGGTGCCCTGTAGGCCTTGCTCGCCCACCATGTCTTTGACCTCTTGCGAGGTGACGCCGATCTTCGCCATGGCGGTCTTTGCCGCGTCGGCGGGGGCGAGCATCTGCTCGAAGATTCCCTTGAGGCCGGTCGCGGCAGTGTTCGAGTTACCGTAGGCGTTCGTCAGAACCACGAGGTCGGTCGCCATGTCCCCGAGGGATTGCCCCACGAGACCAGACGCGCCCAGCACGCGCATGAAGGCCTTGCCCATCTCGTCCGGTCCCACGACGGCCGCACCAGCGGCGGCGGTGAGGATGTCGAGGGTCTCGGCACCAGTGCTCCCCATGTTGGCATAGGCGACCGCGACTAGCTGAGCGATGTCGCCCGACTCGCCGAGGTTGGCATTGACTCCCATGAGCACAGCCTCGACAGATTCGAGGGTCTTCTCTACGTCGGTCATTCCACCCGACCAGAGCATGAAAAACGCGTCGGCTGCGGTGGGGAGATCGACGCCCATCTGTGAAGCGATGTCGAAGAGGTCGCCGCTGATCTCGTCTAGGACGGCGCGGGGGACGCCAGCGTTCGCCTCCAAAGACGCGAACGCGTCCTCGGCTTCCATGCCGAGTTTGAGCACGGCCACGCCAGCGGCGAGAATGGGGAGGGTGAGGCCAGCGGTAAGGGCCATTCCGGCCTTCGTGGCCGCACTGCCCACGCGGCGCATCGATGACTCAGCTTTGTCGCCGACCTTCCCGAGGCCTGCAATGGCCTTCGAAACGTCGGACTTAACGACGAGGAGTAGCTCGTCGGCTATGACTTCAGCCATCGGCCTTGCCTCCTCGGGGGTCTTGCCTGAATGGTCTACCCATTTCTACCCCGTACGCCAGAGGCCCCAGCGTCACGCCGAGGCCTTCTGGTCTTGCAGTTTCCACAGTTCGAGCATGTCGAGAATCTTGGGCGCACTTACGGAGTCGTAGTAGTCCAGCGTCCAGCCCATTCTCTCGCAGACCATGAGCCGAACGAACGCCGCGGGCGGGGCTTCCCCGCCGTAGACGAACTTCAGATACTCCCGGCCTACTCGTTTCCCAGCGTGCCGAGGTCTTTGAGAATGCCTCGCGACATCGCATTGAAATCGGTCCGCTTGAGTTCGCCCCATGCGGCCACGTCTGACGGTTCCCCGTCGAAGGGCCACGAGAGGGTAAAGGCCGCGAGGCCCGCCTGCAACTCGCCAAGATCGTTGTCGCGCGCGGCGTCCATGATCTGGTTGAGGTGCTTCATCGGCATGTCGGATTCGTACGTGGCTTCGCCCTTGCCGTCGGCAAGCGTGATCGTACGTACGGTGGTTGATTCGTCGGTAGTTTCGGGGGTCGCACCCATTATGTCTTACCTCCTAGTCGTTAGACAGTTGTTTCGGCGACTGCGCCGCTGATCTCGAACGAGACCGAAAGCGTGGCGAGGTCATCGTAGGGCATCTGGAGCGACCGGCTCTTGATGATTGCGATGAAGGAAACCTTGCGCTTACCTGAGGTGTTACCCTCGGGGAAGATGTCCATGGTGCCGGTAGTGCCGGGAGCGAGTCCCTGCCATGCGGTCGCCCATGCTCCGGTAATGTCGAGGGCTTCTAGAGACCCCGTACCGTCGAGAAGGCTTGCCAGCTTAGTGCGGTTGTCGGCGCCGTAAACAGTGTCATCGAGCGTGTCGGCGGTCTCTTCGTAGGACACCGAGCGACCGTCGCCCGAAACGTCCACAGAAGCGAAATCCACCTCTACGTCTTTTCCTCTGTAATGGGCCATTACTTCCTCCTAGGCTAATGGGGTCTCGTCTTAGACAGCGCAAACTAGCGGTGTCCCTCGCGGGACTGTGTGTACCCCATTTCTACCCCGGCTACCGGGAGCGCTCCCAAGAGATGCGAAGATGCTGCGCGTACACGCCGAGGTCGTCTTCGAATAGCGATTGGTTGCCCAGCATTTTGATGTCGGTCGTCTCGTAGCCGTCGGCGGTAACCATCGTCGCGTCGGCCCCGTCGAGCTTGTTGACGATCGCCGAGATCATGCCGAGCGCCCCGCCGAAGTCGTACTCGCGGGCGGTGATAATGAACCCCGTAAGTAGGACGGCCGAGTTCCCCTTCCCCGTCGTGCCGGTCGGGCGTTCGGTCTCCTGCCGGTACATGACGTAGGGCGGGTCGGCTGGCTCGCCGCCTGGTTGAGTGCTGCTACTGGTCACGTGGTAGATTGGCACCAGAGAGAAACCTGCGCCGTCTAGAGCCTCGCGCATCTCGTCATAGAGCGCCTGCCAGTGTGCTTCGTAATCGATCATTTAGCTCATCCTCGTGGGTTCTATGAGGCCGCCCACTTTGCGGGAAGCCCTCTTAAGTCCTGCGGCCGAGGTCGCCATCTGGCCCGCGGGCCTTAGGAACGGCCTCGCTGCCATCTTGTGCGTTCCGAGTTCGAGCATGATGGGGGTCACGTCTCGCACGCCGCCACGAGTCACGACCACCTCGGCGCCCTTCCGGCGACTCCGCACGCGTATGTTCTGCGAGGTGCGCCCGGTGTCTTTGGCGACAAGCTCGCGGGCCACGTCTGCGATGTCCTCGGCAATCTCTTTCGGTATGTTCGTGCCCGCGTAGGTCAGCCCAGCCGCCCAGCCACGGAAGCGCGCCTTGAGTTTGGCGCCGCCCTTAACATCGATGGACATGGCCGAGCCTCGCCCGCCCGCGCCCGTCGGTCCCGAGCCGAATCCTCCTAGTCCGCTCCCCATTACTTGACGATCTGCCCGATGGCCGAGACGTTCGTAGCGAAGCTACGCGGCGTCTTGACCTCCTCGACGTGGATGGTCTGGAGGCCCCAGAGCACGCGGTCCTTGTCGCGCAAGTCCGTACCGTGAGGCATGCGGATATTCCACTTCTCCAGTTCGAGCATGCGGTCGCCCTGGCCGCCCATGTTGAGCACCTGCGAGGGGGTGATCCTCGCGGACACGTCCACGGCGACCTCTACCCACTGGTCGGTTGAGTGGCCGCCGAAACCGTCCGACTTGATCGTGGCGCGCTCGATGACCACGCGCTCGGGCATGGCCGTCTCTTGCGTTGCCTGCATGTCGGCTAGCTGCTGGCTGGTGAACATCTCTAGACGCTCAGGTTTGAAATCATGCCGTGCCAGTAGGTCGCCTGGTCGAGGGCGTGCCGGTAGGCCTGGCTGCGGGTGAAGGTCGCGCCCTCACTTCGGAAATCGAAGTCGCCGGAAATCATGCTCGCCTTCTCGCGCCAGACTCCCGCGGTGATCGCGGCGAGGTCGTACGTGGTCGAGTAGAGCGCCTCCGACGGGGCCAAGTCGGCCGAGTCTTTGACAAGTCCGACCTCATCTGCTATGTGCTGAATGGTGGCGTCTTCGATCATGCGCTCGGCCTTGTGAGCTTCGCCCGCGCGCCTAGCGACTGTGTTGAGTTGTAGTGCGGTAAGTGCCATCGGTGTCTCTCCGTAGAGAAGGCCCCAGCCCCCAAGGGCCAGGGCCTTCCCGGTCGTCGTATCGGACCCTGGATTAGAGGGTGATTGTCTCGTCTGCTGCGATCAACGCGAAGGGCAACTTGCCGCGAACGGAGTTGTCCTTCAGTAGCGCAACGGCCGTAGTGGTGTCGATGACGCCAGCGAAAACGCCAACGTCGCCGGTCGGCACTTCGATGAGAAGGGCATCGGCGAGCGCGAGCGCTTCCGTTGCTCCAACATCGTCGGTACCCATTGTCACAACGAACGCGCCTGCGCCGTCCTCGGAAACGAGGTACCCGCGGTAGGTCGTGCTCGCCACGGTGACGGTAACGGAAGTGTCCGCGAGGACTTCCCGGCCGTCAACATAGCCTGCCGAAATCGACAGTGCGTTAGTCGTCCCGGTGAGAGGCATCATGCCTTCGAGGACGACCCCGCTGCGATGGTCGTTCGCTGCGGTGTTGATGTTTGCGTAGCCTTGGTGTGGCATTGTTTCGTAGTTCCTCCTGAAACTTAGAACCGGGCCGGGGGGTTTAGTCCCCGGCCGCTAGGTTCGTGGTTTACGTGTTCGGCCTGACGGAAGCGAACGGGTAATCGCTCGCACTGTCGAGCGTCTCGCCGTCGGCGGTGTCGTCCGCGAGCACCTTGAACCCATAACGGGCGGTGACTCGAAGCGCGATCATGTCGTTCTCCATGAGGGAGTACACGACGGCGCCTGCGCCATCGGTAATCACTCCCTGGTCGAAGATTTTGTACTTGATACCCTGGCGGGTACCGACCATCGCCTGGTCCCAATCTCCGAGGATCACGTGCGCGTTGTCCTGGTCCCAAACGTCCGACTTAACGAACTCGATGGGGATGCCGAACAGGCTGCCGGGGACTCCCGCCTCGACGGCGTTGCCGAAGACGTAGCGGTTATCCGAGTCCTTCAGACCGCGAAGCCGTGACTTGAACCGCGTGTAAGCGACCCAACCAGTGCCCTCGTAGCCGTCGTCCTCGATGGCCTCCAGCGCTCCGAGAGGAGTGCCGGGCGTGGCGCCGGTGCCAGCCAGGAGGTCGAGAAGCTCGGTGTCGGTCGGGGA